AATGGGAATGGTCATAGTAATGGTGGTTCTGGGAATGGCAATGGTGGCAACGGCAACGGTGGAAATGGCAACGGTGGTGGAATGGGAGAATCATACTCTTGGAGAGACGAATTAAATTATGTTCAAGAAGGTGCTGCATGGACAAAGAAAGCAGGAAAGAATAAAGAAGGTGGATTGAATGAGAAGGGTAGGAAATCTTACGAACGTGAGAATCCTGGTAGTGATCTAAAAGCACCACAACCAGAGGGTGGTTCCCGAAAAAAATCATTCTGTGCTAGAATGGGTGGAATGAAAAAGAAACTTACCAGTTCTAAGACTGCTAACGATCCAGATTCAAGGATCAATAAATCACTTAGAAAGTGGAAGTGCTAATACTTAATATTATATGTCTGCAGCTGAAGTATATCTAGGTAATCCCAACCTAAAAAAGGCAAATACGCCTATAGAATTTTCTCAGGATAATATTCTTGAGTTCTTGAAGTGTAAAGATGACCCAATATATTTTACTAGAAAGTATATAAAAATTGTCTCTCTTGATGAGGGACTGGTTCCTTTTAACATGTATGATTTCCAAGAGAAATTGATTAGAAGGTTCCATGAGAATAGATTTAATATTTGTAAGATGCCTCGTCAGACAGGTAAATCTACTACATGTATTTCATATCTTTTACACTATGCAGTTTTTAATGATAACGTCAACATTGCTGTCCTAGCAAACAAGGCATCTACTGCAAGAGATCTACTTGGTAGATTACAACTTGCATATGAAAATTTGCCTAGATGGATGCAACAGGGTATAATATCTTGGAATAAGGGTTCTTTAGAGTTAGAAAATGGATCAAAAATTTCTGCCAACTCTACGTCTTCATCTGCTGTTCGTGGTGGATCTTATAATGTCATATTTTTGGATGAGTTCGCATTCATCCCGAATCACATTGCTGATGATTTCTTTGCTTCCGTTTATCCAACTATTACTTCTGGACAAAGTACTAAAGTAATTATTGTATCTACCCCAAGGGGTATGAATCATTTCTATCGTATGTGGCACGATAGTGAAAAAGGTAAGAGTGCATATATACCAACTGACGTTCATTGGAGTGAAGTTCCTGGTAGAGATGCTGTATGGAAAGAGCAAACGATTGCAAACACATCAGAACAACAGTTTAAGATTGAGTTTGAGTGTGAGTTCTTAGGTTCTGTTAATACATTAATCAATCCTGCAAAACTCAAAAATCTTGTATATGAAGAACCAATTAAAAGAAATGCTGGTCTTGATATTTACAAAGAACCAATAAAAGAACATAATTATGTAATGACTGTTGATGTAGCAAGAGGACTAGGTAATGATTACTCTGCATTTATAGTTTTCGATACTACAGAGTTTCCATATGAAGTTGTTGCAAAATATAGAAATAATGAAATAAAACCAATGCTATTTCCTAATATTATTTGGGATGTTGCAAGGGGATATAATGAAGCATTCTTATTAATAGAGGTTAATGATATTGGAGATCAGGTAGCTTCTATTTTAAATTATGATTTAGAGTATGAGAATCTTCTTATGGCTTCTATGAGAGGAAGAAATGGTCAAGTTGTAGGACAAGGTTTCTCTGGTAAGAAAACTCAACTTGGTGTACGAATGACATCTGCAGTTAAAAAATTAGGATGTAGTAACCTTAAAGCAATAATTGAAGATGATAAATTATTATCTTGTGATTATGAAATCATATCAGAATTAACCACTTTTGCACAAAAAGGTAATTCATTTGAAGCAGAGGAAGGATGTAATGATGATTTAGCAATGTGTCTTGTAATATTTGCATGGTTAGTTGCACAAGATTACTTCAAGGAAATGACGGATAATGATATTCGTAAGAGGCTTTATGAAGAACAAAAAAATCAGATAGAGCAAGATATGGCACCATTTGGATTTATTTCAGATGGATTTGATAGTATGGAAAGTTTTAAGGATAAAGAGGGTGATACTTGGCACACTGATGAATATGGTGATCGTTCTTATATGTGGGATTATATGTAAGTGGAAATTGATGAACAGGTTAAATTAAGTCATCTATTATTTTCAGAAAGAAAATGTAGGATTTGTGGAGAAACTAAAGATTTAATTGATGGTTTTTATATAACACGTAAAAATAGAAAAGATTTAATGTCTTCATATTCATATGAATGTAAAGTGTGTACTATAAGAAGAGTTGTAGAGAATAGAAAAAAAAGTAAACCATTCGAAGATTGGAATTATCCAGATTGGTGATGTTCATGCAATGTTTCCCCAACGAAAATACCTGTTTTCATAAATATTTTTAGATAAATTTGGATTGCGAGGGGAAAACAAGATGCCTTTAAATTTAGCATCTCCTGGAATTCTGGTAAGGGAAGTCGATTTAACCATTGGTGGAGTCGATCCAACTACAGACAAAATTGGAGGTCTTGTTGGACCTTTCGAAAAAGGTCCTGTAGATGTTCCTACAACAGTTGTCAGTGAGAACGATTTAGTTAATAAATTTGGAAGACCGTTTGATACGGACAAGCAGTATGAGTCATGGATGGTTGGATCATCATATCTTGCATATGGTGGACGATTAAGTGTTGTTAGAGCAGATGATACTGATCTTAAAAACGGATTCAGTGGATCTGCAGCATCTGTTAAGATTAAAAGTGTAGACCATTACGATGAATTGGGTTATGCTGATAATGCCATTACTGGTGTTACCGTAGCTGCTAAGAACCCAGGAACATGGGCAAATGATATTAGAGTTGCAATAATTGATGGTAAAGCAGATCAAACTGTTACTTTAGATGCTGTAGATGGTTTGGATGTTGGTGCTGGTGTAACACAGGTAGTAGTTGCAAACACAGTAGTCAGACAATTAGGTGCTGGTAAAACTGAATATATGGATGGATACTATAAGGGTATCATCACTGGTATTGATACAGATACAAAAAAAGTTGATATCAAGTTTTTGAGTAATGTAAAAGCAGATGGTACTGAAGTTGCAAAAGATTATAACAGTACTTACAAGTTTGCAAATGGGAATTTAACTTTCCCAAATAGTGGAGCAGGAACAACTTCAGCAAATATTGGAAGAGCTAGATATGGATCAACTGCAGCATCACATACTGCTGGAGCTGTTATAAATTCATACTATAACAGTAAGACATCAGTTCTTGATATGGCAGGTAATGCACCTTTAGGTTCTGATACTACTAATGATAAAGCTGTTGGTATTGATACTACTGGTATATCAGATTTTATTGGTTCTGCAGGTAAATTTATTGGAATTGGTAATGAGATTATTGATGTTAGTAGTGCTCAAATTGGAGCAGGTGAAATTACAAATGTAACAAGAGCTCAAGAAGGAACATCTGCATCTGTTCATGTTGATGGTTCTACTATTAAGTTCTTTACTAAGAATGCTGCTGTTGGTGATGTAACCACAACTATAAATGCTTCTGCAGGAACGGTTGGTGTAACAACAACTGCTGATGTCAGTACTAAAGTTAATGCTAATGGTGTTTTGAAAGTTGGAAATGAATTTTTAGATGTCACAACATTTTCTAATGGAAGTACATCAGAAATTAATGGTGGTGGAATTGTTGATTGGTTTGATCAGCAAACTATAGCAACAGGAACTGCTACTGTTGGTGGAACTGAAACTTTAACAACTATAAATTGGAATACTGTTGCTGATACACCAGGAACATCAGATTTTGCTTCTTCTAGAGGTTCAAGATTTGATGAGGTTCATGTTGTTGTAATTGATGGTAAGGGAAGTGTTACTGGAAATGCAGGAACAATTCTTGAAAAGCATTTAAATCTTTCGAAAGCAAAAGATTCTGAATTCTCTGTAGGTTCACCTGCATACTGGAGATCATACTTAGAGAGTAATTCTGATTACATCTTTGGTGGAACAGGTGCTATTATTGGAGTTACTACTACTGGATTTACAGGTAGTAATTACACTGAGTTTGGTGATGGTGGATGGGATCAAAATACAGAAGGTATTCTCTTTAATGCATCTGGAAAACAGGATCTTACATTAAGTGGTGGATTAAACTATCAGGGTAAAGGAGATTTAGTTACTGCTGGAGCACTTGATTCTGGACTAGATGATTTAATCGGTGGTTATGGTAAGTTTGAGAATGATACTACAGTAGATGTAGATTTCTTACTTATGGGTTCTGGAAAATATGGTGAAGATAAGACCAGAGCACTTGCAGAGAAGTTAATTGCTGTTGCTGATATAAGAAAGGATGCAGTTGCATTTATTTCACCTTATAGAGCATCAATGATAACTGATACTTCTGATGAAACTGCAGCAACACTTTTCAGTGATGCTGAGATAACTCAAAAGGTAGTTGATTTCTATAGCACAATATCATCTTCATCATATGCTGTATTCGATAGTGGATACAAGTACATGTACGATAGATTTAATGATAAGTTCCGTTATATCCCATTAAATGGTGATATTGCAGGAACATGTGCAAGAACTGATATCAATGATTTCCCATGGTTCTCACCAGCAGGAACAGATAGAGGTGCTATTCTAAACGCAGTAAAACTTCCATATAATCCAACCAAGTTACAAAGAGATTCACTCTATTCAAATAGAGTAAACCCTGTAATCTTCTCACCTGGAGCAGGAATTGTCTTATTCGGTGATAAAACTGGATTTGCTAAGAGATCTGCATTTGATAGAATTAATGTTCGTAGATTATTCATCTATCTTGAAGATGCTATTTCTGCTGCTGCAAAAGATTTATTATTCGAATTCAACGACGAAATTACAAGGTCGAACTTCGTGAATATCGTTGAACCATTCCTCCGTGACGTGCAGGCTAAGAGAGGAATTCAAGATTATGTTGTAATCTGTGATGAAACAAATAATACTGCTGCAATCATTGACTCAAATGAGTTTATTGCAGACATATACATCAAACCTGCAAGATCAATTAACTTCATTGGTCTAACATTCGTTGCCACTAGAACTGGCGTTTCATTTGAAGAAGTAATCGGTAAAGTTTAATTAATTTAGAGGTTTAAAAAATGCCTTCACGTCAACAACAAAACACTATTCCATTAAGGAAAATTAGTGATTTTAAAAGCAGACTATCTGGTGGTGGTGCTAGACCGAATCTCTTTGAGGTTGAGCTAGCATTCCCAGATGCTGTATCCATAGCAAATGATGTTTTACAGAAGTCAAGATTTCTTGTAAAAGCTGCTGCTCTTCCAACATCAACCATTGCTCCAGTAGATATCCCATTCAGGGGTCGTATTTTGAAAGTTGCTGGTGACAGAACTTTCGAAACTTGGACAGTCACTGTTATCAATGATACTGACTTTGCAATTCGTTCTGCTTTTGAAAAGTGGATGAATGCAATCAACAAATTGGATGATGCAACTGGTCTTACAAATCCAGAGACATACCAGAAAGATGCTCAGGTTCATCAATTGGATAGAGATGGATCTGTTCTCAGATCTTACAAGTTCTGGGACATTTACCCAACTAATATTTCAACAATAGACCTAAGTTATGAAACAACTGATACTATTGAAGAATTTACAGTAGAATTCCAAGTTCACTGGTGGGAAGCATTCAAAGGTAGCGGTGCAAATGCTGGTGGTGAAAATATCAGCTAAATAGTGCTATAATAGTAAGATAAAGCAATTATACGATGGCACGACTCTTTGGATTCTCCGTTGAGGATAAGGAAAAAAAATCAACTTCTATAGTCTCACCCGTACCTCAATCAAATGAGGACGGGTCAGACTTTTATATTTCTAGTGGTTTTTATGGACAGTATGTAGATATTGAAGGTGTATATAAAAATGAATTTGAATTAATAAGAAGGTATAGAGAAATGGCAATGCATCCAGAAGCGGATGCTGCTATTGAGGATGTTGTTAATGAAGCAATTGTTAGTGATTTGTATGATTCACCAGTTGAAATAGAATTATCAAACTTAAATGCTAGTGATAAATTAAAAAAGATTATTAGAGAAGAATTTAAAACTATAAAAGAAATACTTGATTTTGATAGAAAGGCACATGAAATTTTTAGAAATTGGTATGTGGATGGTAAATTAGCATATTTAAAAGTTATTGATCAAAAACATCCAGAAGAAGGTATTCAAGATTTAAGATATATTGATTCATTAAAAATAAGATTTGTTCGTCAGGAAAAGAAAAAGAATAAAAATGATTATATAAGTGTTAATGGAAATAGAGAGGATGATGCCAAAGCATTGAATCCTGAAATAGATGAGTATTATGTTTATACACCAACACCAAGTTATCCTACAAATGCATTAACAGGTGGAGCAGGAGGTAAAGGAATTAAGATTGCAAAAGATTCAATAACATATTGCACATCTGGATTGATTGATAGAAATAGAGGTTCTGTTCTTTCTTATTTGAATAAAGCAATTAAAGCACTTAATCAATTGAGAATGATTGAGGATTCTCTTGTTATTTACAGAATGTCAAGAGCACCTGAAAGAAGAATATTTTATATTGATGTAGGTAATTTACCAAAGATTAAAGCGGAACAATACCTCAAAGAGGTAATGTATCGTTACAGAAATAAGTTGGTTTATAATGCACAAACTGGTGAAGTTAGAGATGATCGTAAGTTCATGTCTATGATGGAAGATTTCTGGTTACCTAGAAGAGAAGGTGGTCGTGGAACTGAAATCACAACACTTCCAGGTGGACAAAACCTTGGAGAACTTGCTGATATTGAGTACTTCCAGAAGAAATTATATCGTGCATTGGGTGTTCCAGAATCAAGAATTGCATCAGATGGTGGATTTAATTTGGGACGTTCATCAGAAATATTACGTGATGAACTTAAGTTTTCTAAATTTGTAGGACGTTTGAGAAAAAGATTTGCTCAAATGTTCAATGATATGCTTAAGACTCAATTAATTCTTAAAAATATATGTACACCAGAAGATTGGGAATCTATTAGAGAACATATTCAATATGATTTCATATATGATAATCAATTTGCCGAACTTAAGGAAAGTGAATTGATGAATGAAAGATTAGCAACTCTTGCTACAATTGAACCTTATATTGGTAAGTATTATTCAACTGAATGGGTTCGTAGAAAGATTCTTCGTCAGACTGATGCAGAAATGATTGAGCAGGATGAACAAATAGATAAAGAAATTGAAGCTGGAATTATTCCAGATCCCGCTTCAGTTGATCCAATTACAGGTGAACCATTAGAAGATGAAGGAGAAATGGGAATGATGGGTGATGTTCCAATGGAACCTGAAATTGAAGATGGAATTACTAATGCACAATTAGGAAAAGATACTAAAAAGGCAGAAATCTAATGAAA